ATCAACTGACGTAAACCTTGGTATATCTTGTGTTAGACTTCCATCACCAATTAATATTCCCAACAAATATGGGTCAATTGGTACTATTCTTTCAGTAAATTCAATTGGTTTGATGATTGGAATTCTATAATTTAGTTTGTTTTTCCTATTATATGTTTTAACATAATCTTTCATTAACACTTCTAATGTTAATGGTTTATATGATAAATCGGGTATTTTAATATGTTTTATTTTACCATCAATTTTCTTTGTGGTGTTTGCTGTTCGTTGATTCAATGAATTAACTGACCAAATATGTTCTTTATCACACATTGCAGAAGTACCATCATTAAACTCAACCTTATAAATATCACGCAAACCTTGTGGATAAACACCCAAAACCTTTTGTGATTTACCGTCACTACCAATAACAAAGTCATTGACCTTAACATCACCATTATACATCCAACCATTTGGTGTAATTAATTTTGCTGATAACGGTAATGATTTCCCAACACCCGATGGTGTAAGAATCACACCGATTTCACTCTTACCTAATCCACCACCAGTTAATGCGTCAATAGCACCAATGCCTGTTGCTATGGTTTCCCTAAATTCTTTTCTCAGTGCTTTTCTAATTCCTTCGGTAAGTGACTCCGAATCATCATCCCCTTCACCAATATGTGATATTTTTTGGAATTGTTCTTCAATAGCAGCAATAACATATTTGTTTTTTATCTCACCATTCTTGACTTTATTCATAATACTTTCACCCAACTTACGATATTCCTGTTGTTTAATAAAAGCACTTGTGGACTTCTGAACAACATCACCATCATAAAGCATTTGCTTATTAATGATTCTTTCGTTCCAGAGTTCAATACGTTTAATTACAGCGAATAATGATTCTTCTTCAATCGTGTTATTCGGAGTCTTATATTTGTTAATTGCTTGATGAATACTCTGATTCTGGAGATTTGGTACTTTATCAAATTCCTTGTAGTATTCCAACATGATGATGAATAACCGTTTAAGGTTAGGATCATCAAAATATTCAATTGCTAAATCAGATATTATTTTTTCAGCGAACTCTGGTTCAACCAACAACTGCCATATGAGACGTTGTTGAAATTCAGAACCAAGATATGCTGTTAATGTGTTTTCTGTATTTTCCGTCATTATAAAAACATGTGTATGAAGGACGAAAAGAAGGTATTATAGAATTGGTCAGAATTATAGAAATGACCTGCTTCTCGTCCAAACATAATTAATTTCGTCCAAGTCTTCTCAGCATTTCTGCCCTTTTCGCAGGGTGAAGTTCTCTGATTTGATTGATCGATAAACCTCTGTAATTAATTAAATCATAATCATCCCACATATTTTTAATGTCGCTCCTTTTGATTTTATATTCAATTATGTCTGCGATATCAGTTACCACATGCATAATGTCAAGAGATTGTTTTACTACAGGATTGAATCCGTCAACAAAAAATTCACGTTCAACAATCGGATTCTCATTAATATATAATCCAATTTTACAAGGAACGCCACGAATTGTTTTCTGTTCAATATGTTGTACTATAGATTGTGGATTATAACGCATTTCATTTCTCCATTCTCTGGGATAGGTATTAATCATTTTCTGATTATATGCGTGAAGATCGTAACCATAATATTCTGATTCACTATCGTTAACATCAACCCTACCAAATTCTGCAACTACATCATAACTTCGTTTTGACAAGGTTTTCTGTAATCTCGTAATTGCTCTGGGAAGAATATCTCTGATATCAATCGAATATCTTGTAAAAGGATTAAACTTATCAGCATTAAACATTTTTTCACATAACAAAACATTGCCTTGAGACAGTGAAAATCTAAACACGTTATTATATTCCTTTTCGTTCATTTTATTTTTTTTTGATTGTTAGTAACTATTAGCAAATATAGCGAGAATACCTCAAAGATGAAAGGATTTTTACGATCTAATTTTATGTTTCTTGTAATACTCAGTAAGCAACTGTTTTTCATTCATGATTACAGTGTAAAAGGGTTCAACATACTGTGGAAATGTGCTGCCATAAATACTTAAAAACTCGTCTTCAATCATCAAATTATAAAGGTTTTTACTTCCCCTATCCTCTGGAGATAATGGGATTTCAAGTTGTAACAGTTCTTCTTCTGCTTGTTCATTAAGCATCGGTTCTCTAAGATTAACCAATTCGAAATTGGTTTTTAGCCTTTCGATACCATCAGGACTAATAATGTTTTCAAGTGCCTTTAATGGTTTCTTTTTATTCTGAACCCGTTCCTGATTAATTTCATCAGCACGTCTACAAACATCCTTCACACTTAAAGTTTTGAATCGGAGTTCTGGAAACTTATTCACAAGACCCTTTTCCTTGATTCCACCAACACCTTTAATATTATCGGCATCATCACCACAAATGATTTTCATTACTAATGCATTACTATAATGATGATTGAAATGCATCATGTAATTTGTTTTCGTTACTGGTTGGTCGATATTCGGAAAGATTATTGTGAGATTCAAATCAAGTAGTTGTGCGAAGTCCCTGTCATTTGAATAAATAAAAAGTTCTTCTTTATTGTTGTGTTCCAAACAATATGCTGCAATCAGGTCATCGGCTTCGATATCATCGACTTCAATTTGTCTTATAAAAAGTTCTTCAGCATACGCCTGTATTCGTTTTCTTTGCTTCAGAATCGACTCTTCTTTTGCTTTTTCTCTACGAAGTTCAGCAGCATTCATCTCAATTCTATCATGCCATTTTTTTGATACTCGATTGGCTTTATAAGCCACATCAATTCGGTAACGATAGATGCCAGCACCAAATACTCCGTCCCAACAAATAATCACTTTGTTAATCATATGGTCTTTAATTAATTTTCTGGTAGTGGTCATAAATTGATATAACCCCCCACAATGACCAAAAGATTGAGTATATGTATCTTTTGCACCATGAAATGAACGCTTTAATAAATAATTCCCATCAACCAATAATGTACGTGTTCTCATAATCCCACACTTAAATAAATTTTATTTAACCAATTATTTCTATATGCAATCATATATGCACTTCCACTATTTTTTTGAAATTCAATCCTTTTCCTATATTTAATTGCTTCTTCAATACATTTATCAATAGTCCAATAACCATTTGGCTTACGACCATTAATCATATATTTTTCAAAATCTTTAAGCCAATTATTTTTATATGCAACACTATATGCAGTGGGTTCATGTTTTTTTACCTCTTTTTTTCTATTATAAAATTTAAATACTTTCTTACATTTTTCATAATTCCAATAACCATATGGTTTTATTTTTATTAACATATGTTCACATACCTCATCTAACCATCCATATTTAACTGCTGCTTGATATGCACCACCATTTCTTTTAGAAAAATCAGTTCGATTTATATATTTTAATCCTTCTTCAACACATTTTTCTTTTGTCCATTTACGCACGCTACCAATACTACCTGTTTTGGATTGATTTAATATCATCCAACCATCTTTTAAATATTTTTCAACGTAAAGGTTTTCCGAACGAACCGCTTTATTCACATCAATAAAGTCAGTTACTTGTTTAAATGTTGGGTGAAGTCCTGTTTTTTCAATGTGTTTGGTTACTGAATCTGTTTTACATTTTTCCCTATCATGTTTCCTTCTTTCAATATTATATGTTATTCCAACATATACGTAATTATCCGAAAATTCATAAACATATACACATTTTAAGTATCGATGTCCAATTTTTATCATATGTTGACAAATTTCATCAATCCATTTATGATTTAAAGACGCATCATATGCACCAGCAGATTTTGTTCTAAAATCATGTTTTGTTTCATATTTAAGTGCTTCAATCCTACAATTCTCCATCTTTTGCCAATATCCAACAGGTTTAATTGTTGGTTTAATATGTTTTGTAATGTTAGTTAACCAATTATTGGACTTTGCAGAATTATATGCACCACCTGATTTTCTTTTAAAATCTGATATTCTACTATATTTAAGTGCCTCAACTCTACAATTAGATAAAGTCCAATAGTTTCTTGGTTTTCTTGTTTTCATTAATTTTAATCGGTTTTTTCTTCAATACTTGGACTTCTCTGAACAAGTTCTTCCTCGAATGACACATTTCCTTCACCATCAATTGCTTTAGATTTGAATTCCAAATCGTCCGCTATTAAATTATCATCTTCAAATTTATTACGGAAATAAAGAATATTATTTTTCTTATAAGCGGTTTCATGGTCTTTATCGCCATAAATAAATCCATGTGGTGTTGAAATGATTTTCCCTTCCAAAGAAATACCACCCCATTCTCCATCAATATGATTTTTGGCAATATTAACTTTATTTTCAAATCCAAAATTCAAGTCACGTCCTTTACTAGTTGCAGTTACTCTACGTGTTCCATGCGTAATAATCCCACCAAAATGATAAATCATACGTGCACCAAAGAAAAAAGTTTCCCCACCTTTATGTTTAACAACTTTATTCATACTATCATACCAAATTTTCTGAACAGCAGCAAGTGTTATAACATATTCATTATCAATCCTACGACTATCAGGTATATTATTGTTAAGTAGTGACATAAATGCTTTTTCATATGCACCTGCATTCCATAAATTATTATCAGTAGTGTCTTTTTCAAGCGCATTGATCGTTTTGATACAGTTTAATGTACCAATTGAATCAATGGCAATGAATATATTAACAGGTAGATTGCCACTTTTTTGTTGATCAATGAAATAATATACCGCTTTTGCAAGGTCTTCAATACTGGCTTCTTTTCGGTCTTTATCTTGATGTTTCCCGAAATTTTCGAGAAGAAATTTATTATTCACCAGAATGTAATCACCGTTCCAATCAAAACCCATAAGAGTTAAACGTTTATTTCCAATATCAATATTATTTTCGGTATCAATAATAATTGGTAAATCACCTATCTTCTGAGCATTAACTATTGAACGCATCAAAGCCGTTGATTTACCAGTATTACTGTATCCACGAAAAAGTGTTACATATCCCTTGGGTACACCGGGCATGCCAGTTGCTTCTTTCAGTGCGTCATCGATTGGAATCCATTGAAGTGGTTTAGATGGAACTTTCTCCGCACCTATTTTCTTTTTGAAATCATCGAGACTAAATTTCTTTTTGGGTGTTGGTTTGCGTACCGCATTGCTGGGTACATCTGTCTTCTTTGCCATATTTTTGATTATAAAGTATTTCTAATTCATTTATAAAATCCAAATGCTTTTCTTTTGTATCTAAGGTCACACCATCTTTCGATTCAAACATTAACGTCTCATTATTTAAAATTAAGTGTCGGTGTATGAATCGATGGAGTTTCTTATCTAAAATAATAACATCCTCAATTAAATTATAGTTCCAATGATGTGAATTTTCATCTGAAGATAATTTAAGGTCACGAGCAAGATTTTTATATTTTCCATTTATGTAAGGTTTCGATTTTTTTATCTCCTGCTGTCTGTTATTATACCCTAACCGATGATATTTTTCGAGACTTCTTAACCTTTCCTTCTCACACCATTCTGGGTCGTTTTGACGCAACTCCTTTTCTCTTAAATCACCCAGTTCTTTACAACATGTTTTACATTTATTTAAATATCCATCCCGCATTTGGGGATGGATATAAAAATCATCTAACTCTTTATCATTTCCACATCTGATGCATTTTTTCTGCATATCGTAAGTAGTTGATTGTCAAATACATCAAAATGGCAAATCATCGTAATCCGACCCCGACTCCGAATCAGAACTTTCTGTTACAGGTTCTGTTACGGGAGCAATTTCTACAGGTGCTTCAGTAACTGGTGTTTCAGGAGTAGTTTCTACAGGTGCTTCAGCAACTGGTGCTTTCTGAGCAAGAGTTTCCTTACCAATATCACTTGCATCATCATTGAACTCACCAACTTTTTCAGGTGTAATATTACTGATTGTTACACGTGGTAATTCTTCTGTAATCAAATCACTCGCTTGTTCGAATTCCTTATTATCACTGTCGAGATTCAAGGTACGAGTATTAGCTTTTTCTTCTAAATCTGGACGACCCGGGAACACCCAATGTCTGTTCGTCTGGTCAGTATCTTCCCAATAGGGATTACTACCACCAGCACACATTTCGAGAAACTCGTATGGTGTGGTGTTAGGTGCTTTTTTTGGAAGAAATACATCTCTCCAAGTAATGTCGTCATCAAGCCATGCTTGCATAACTTGTGGGTCGGCATGAAGAACTGATTTACCTTTGGCAGTAATAGCGGAAATCGCTTTGTACACATGTCCGTTGAATTCACTGTCCGTCATAATAATATTCAAGTCAGTTCCAGTAGCAGCATCACTAAAATCGGCTTGTTGACTTGTCATATAATCTTCCAAGATAGGAAGTATTTTGTCAAGCGTTCCCTGATTTTTGTAATTATGCTTGAATCTCCAGAACTTAACTCCGTCCTTTTCCAGTCCTTTGTCGATACCTCTGACGATGTAGAATTTCTTGGCTTCCCATTTAATGGCTTCCTTGTAAATTTCATCGTTTTTGGCTTTAACCACCAACTGCAAGTCATTCATACTATCCTTCTTAATTCCTTTGAGAGAAGGGTCTTGTTTTGCAAGCCATTCCTTATGTCTTGCACATAAAGGACATGGTGCAGGTACGAGCATTGGAGCACCATTGTTATCCAATAAAGGTTTTCCATCAGATCCCAATTTCGGTACTTTAGGGTCATTGTGTGCGGGACAATAAATCACAGTTCCGTGCTTTTTCTTACCACCAGCAGCATTAGTAGTAATGACATGAAAAAATGCTTCATCAATGTGCTTTCTACCTGCTTTTGGGGGGAGAATTCTGAAAATCTCTTTAGCTTTTCGTGGAACGAAATATTTCGCTAAACGATCTTCACGTGATTTTTTGTTTGTTACTTGAGATTGTTTTCTTTGATAGTCCGAAAACATAGACTTTAATTGTGACAGGTTTTGACCCGTCTGATTCTGATCTTCCATTTCAATTTGGTTTTACAGTAAAGTTATTTTTCAATTATAAATTCTGCTACAAATATAGCTTTCATTCATCATAAATACAAGCCTTTTTAAAAAAAATCGTAAGTTTTTTGATTAATTTGGTGATAGATTGTTAGAAACAACGGTAAATGATAAAGTTTGTTTATTTTCGTAATAATCTCCGTTTTTCATTCTTATCTGTAAGTAATAATCTTGAGGTATTAACCAAGATGTGTCAAGATTGAATTCATATCCAGCACTTGTTCTATCTGTACTTGTGAAGGGTATTACATTAATCTCATATTTTTCACCAACAGTTGTAAATACCCTGTACTCGATATCCAAAGGCAAGAAATTATTTTGATTTGGATATAGTTCTTTTATTGTTAGTTTAACTTTTCTCACATTACCAGCAGTAAGTTTCTCTTTTTCAGATATTCCCCAAAAATAAAAGAAATAATTAGTGAAATCTATTTGATTTGTTTGATCAAAGGTATAGAATTTCTTTTGTGAAATCAAATAAAATTCACCAACATGTTGATTTTCCCTACCATTAATAATGATATTCCACTCATCTTTGAATATAACAGCATCAGGATAATTTTCTGAATCAACATTTAATGTGATTTTATATATGCCTTTACTCACATTCACAATAGAAGTACCAGTAAGTGTATCCATCAAATTATCTTCATGGTCATATATCTTAACATTTGACACGCTAATGTCTTGTAGAATACCACCAATATTAACATAGAGGTATAATTCATTATCCTTATCCAAGTAAAAATAATTTCGGTCATCAACAATTGTATCATTAACTACGGTTTCGATATATGGTTCATACCAAGTATTGGTATTCTTGGCATGAAACGCAACTGATTGTGTAAATTCAGTTAATACTTCTTCAAGTTCATCAGGAAACTTAATTCCGAGTCCATATGAACTTCCAGTATAGCCAGTAGTCCCTGTTAACCCCTGAACACCCATTTCGGTAAGTCTTTGGTTGATATAAGCCGTGATGTCAATATCTATATTTTCACTACCAGTCTCAAACTCCTGTGTACCAATTATCTGTGTTATACCACTTTGATATGAACCACCGCTTACTGTCCAAGGAACATCTGTTTTTCTATCTGTCCAGTTAGATGCTTGAGTAACAATATCAGGATATACTATATCACCATAAATAAAATCATAACCACTTCCCTCATCCCAATCTTCATCGATATTAAACACATCTAAATCAAAACTACTGGCTCTCTCAATTGTATTCGAATAACTTTTCTTTCCAAGATATTGTTGAGCGTAACTAATTGTATTAGTCATCTGTAATGTGTGTGTCATTCCAGTATTTGGAATTATGAACCCATTATTGATTTTATCGACTAAATCCAATAAATCAACATCAAAAATAAATCTGGTAATCCTTTCCTGAAGCGAACCATAAGACACCTCAGTAACAGGGTTCTGAGAATTATTAGTTAGATTAGCACTAATTAAAGTCGTATTTTTTTTAAAATAACTCCTAAATGTTGACATCAATCTATTTTTTCTATAAATACTCATAAACAAAAAAGACTACACATGGTAGTCTTTTTAATTATTCAAATAATAGATTAATTATTTAATATTGTGTTTAATTAAAATCTGTACAGCCTCTTTTTTTGTCATACCTTCATTAATTCTATTTTTTAATACAAGTCTTGCTGTTTTAACTTGTTCTTCGGTAATGGCATGTGCACTATCATTATATTTGTCTGCAAATGCTTGGGCATCATCAATATTATTAAATTTTTCAAGTACATCAACATCTTCTGGAATGTTATTTTCGTCTTCAACATAAGCAGACGAACCATCATATACCACAACATGTTTATTCAATGCTTCACTAAGTTTCTTCAAGAACTGTATATCACGAGTTGCGATTTCTTTCTCACCACCTTGTCCCTGTAACGTCACCCCACCATTTACTTTATTTCTTACAGTAAATTGATTACCTTCACCATCACCATAACGGTCTCCGATTTCTCCAGTATATTCGTCCATATCCTCTTCTTCTTCCAATGCTTTATTTACACCCTTTGCTCCAGTATTTTGTTTTGATAAATCTTCTTCAGTACCGTCTGAGTCTAATACATCTGCCAATGGATGCTCAACAGCGTAATCAAATTCTTCGCTGGCATAATCAGCAATATTATGTGGTTTGTATCCAAGTAATTCATCGGTTGTTTCTTCGTCTTCAGGAGTTTTATCCATCATACCTTCTACTGGTTCTTCAACACCAGCTTCTTTTTCCATTTTATCGAGACGTGTGTAATAATCAGGAATCTCGGTAAGGTGATCCATAGCGATTTCCAAAGCCACTTTAGGATCATCAGTGTGTTCCATTTCAATACCCATACCTATCATAATTTGTTGAGAATTAAATTCTGAGATGTGTTCATCATCAGCTAACCCACCATCAATAATATCATTTGGTTCTGTATCGATAGCAACATCT